TTAGAACTCAGAGATTTTGCTATGCATAAAGGTATTCTTTGCGATGATGGTATGTCTCCGGAACTGTTTGATAAATTTGAATTTGTAATGACTGGGCATTACCATCATAGGTCTAATAGAGGAAATATATATTATGTCGGCACTCCATATGAATTAACTTGGCACGATGATTCTGACCCCAAAGGGTTCCATATTTTTGATTTAAATTCTAGAGAATTAGAATTCATCCAAAATCCTTATAAAATGTTTAATAAATTGTATTATGACGATTTATTGAAAGAAGAAGAAATTAAATCTAATATAGAGAATTTTGAATTAGAAAGATATACTAATTCTTATATTAAGGTTGTAGTAAAAAATAAAGAAAACCCATACTTGTTTGATTTATATGTAGATAGCTTATATAAAATCAACCCCATAGATTTAGTTATAATAGAAGAAATTTCAGAGGTATTGAATGAAGAATTAAACGATATTGATGAAACCGAAGACACTATGACGATATTGGCGAAGTTTGTTGACAATATTAAAACAAAAGATTTAGAATCCAACAAACTTAAAGGTATTCTAAGTTCTCTATATAATGAAGCGTTATCCCTAGATACAATATGATAATTTTTAAAAAAGTAACAATGCGCAACTTTTTCTCTGTTGGTAATAGCCCAGTAGAGATAAACTTGGACACACACAAAAAGACTTTAGTTATTGGTAAGAATGGAGCGTCCAAGAGTTCTTGTATGCTCGATTCTATTGTATTTGCTCTCTACGGAAAACCTTTTCGTAAGACTAATAAACCCAATATTGTAAACAGTATTAATAAATCCGGTCTATTGGTAGAATTAGAATTTTCTATAGGAAGTAGAAATTATAAAGTTATCCGTGGCATAAAACCTGGAATTTTTGAAATATACCAAAATGGTGTTCTGATAAACCAAGACGCCAAAACAAAAGACTATCAAGAATACCTTGAAAAGTATATTTTGAAAACTAATTACAAATCCTTTATTAATGTTGTAATATTGGGTTCCGCTAGATATACTCCGTTTATGAGTATGTCTGCTTCTGATCGTAGGGCGATTATTGAAGAATTGTTGGATATTCAGATTTTCTCTACTATGAACGTTCTCCTAAAGGACAAAGCTTCAAAGTTGAAAGAAGACCTAGCGACACAAAACTATAATATTGACCTAACAAAAGAAAAAATAGATTTACAGAAACAGAATATACAAGAACATAAAGATAAAACAAAAGAGCAAATAAAACAAAAATTAGAAGAGATAGATAAATCGAACATACAAATAGAAAAATCTCAAAAAGATATAGAACTTATTCAGAAACATATATCAGTTCTTGAGAATAAAATCAAAGACAAAACTTCCGTGGAAACTAAAAGAAATAAATTGATTTCTATAGAATCTAAAATAGAAACAAATTTAAAGAAGTTGAAGAAAGATTCTGAATTTTATGAAATTAACGATAGTTGCCCGACTTGTAAACAATCAATAGATCAAGAACATAAAGAAAAACAACTAACTGGTAATAGAATTAAGCTTGAAGAATTTAATACTGGTTTGGAGAAACTTTCTTCTGATGTCGTTTCGTTAGAACAAAGGTTATTGGAAATTAAAAATATTAATAACCATATACAAGAGCATCAATCTGAAATTGTTAGGATAAATGCTTCTATTATAGCCATTCAAAATTACATCAAAAAAGAATTAGTACAAATAAATCAAATTTCAGAAACTTTTGATAATTTCGAAGAAAATAATGAAAGGTTAAATTCTTTGTTTGGAGAACTATCTAAATATGAGGTTGTTAAAGAAGAATTAACAGAAACTAAAAGATACTACGATTTTTCTTCGGTTTTGCTTAAAGATGGAGGTATTAAGACTAGGATCATTAAACAATACCTTCCTATAATGAATAAACTGATAAACACTTATCTATCAAAACTCAACTTTTTTGTTAATTTTAACATTAATGAAAATTTTGAAGAGGTTATCAAAAGTAGATATAGGGACGAATTTAAATATGAGAACTTTTCTGAAGGAGAAAAACTAAGAATAGATCTTTCAATATTATTTTCTTTTCGCCAAATAGCCAAAATGAAAAATTCTGTTAATACCAATCTTTTAATCATGGATGAAATATTAGATGGTTCTTTGGATTTGGAAGGGGCAGATCAATTTTTTGATCTAATAGATTCTTTGGATAATAATACAAATATAGTTGTTATTTCTCATAGGGGAGATCAATTAGGAGACAAGTTCGATAGGACGTTAAAATTTGAAAAAAAGAAAAACTTTACTAGAATGCAAGAAATGAGGTAAAATACTCTATGAGCGAAATGATTACAATAAACACGTCGTTGCCAACAGCAGAAAAGATCGTTTACGAGAGGTTTGAGTTGGTTGTTGAAGACAACCCCGTTTTAAAACAAAAAACTCCGAAGTTTGATTTTTCTTCTGGGATTGATACGAAAGAATTGACTGGTCGTCTTATTGAAACTTTAAAGGTTAATAGGGCATTCGGTCTAGCAGCACCTCAATGCGGTTTACCCCATAGGGTATTAGTTATGGGGGCTGGTGATAATTATTTCGCAATGTATAACCCAGAACTGGTTGAAGTTTCTGAAGAAAAGGTTCATTTGGAAGAGGGTTGTTTGTCATTTCCCTTTTTGTTTTTGAGTATAACCAGACCTAAGAGTTTGGTTGTTAAATTCCAAAATGAGGTTGGAGATTATGTAAATTTGAAATTGGACGGCATTTCTGCAAGGGTAGTCTTGCATGAATTGGATCATTTAAACGGTGTAACTTTTGATATGGTCGCAAAACCTCTTGCGCTAAAGATGGCGAAAAGGGGTAGAGAAAAGAAAATCAAAAGTTTTGCGAAAGAGTTAGTTGGGTCTAGGAGATTTTAATTGAAAACCCCTGCAGATATTATTATTGAATTGGAATCTGACAATAGCAGATTATTTAAAGAGTCTGTTATTATTAGAGAAATGGCTGCTGATAACGTTGAATTTTTTAACGGCGTTAAATACGCTTGCGATAGGTTAATCACATTTGGAGTAAATGAAAAAACTATTCCATATAAAGATGAATCAGAGGTAGATGTAGATCATATAAAGTTTTCAGAATTTGAACTTTATATAGAAAAACTAATTAAAAGAGAAATTACTGGAAATGCTGCAAAAGATCTTTTATTAGAGATTTGTAATAAAACTTCTCATCATACTTGGAATAATTGGTATCGTAGGATCTTGTTGAAAGATTTGAAATGTGGCGTTTCGGAAACCACTATCAATAATTGTGCGAAAAAGGTTAAGGTCGAAAAGTATAAAGTTCCTGTATTTTCTTGTCAACTAGCGTTTGATTCAAAACAGCACGATTCAAAACTTTTCGGTAAAAAAATCATAGAATGTAAATTGGACGGTTCTAGAGTATTAACTCTAGTCTATCCTGACGGAAGGGTACAACAATTTTCAAGGAACGGAAAAGAAATATTAAATTTTAATTTGATAAAAGATCAATTTTCTTTGGTTGCAAAAACTGTTAGTGAACCTATGGTTTTTGATGGAGAAATTATGTCTTCTTCTTTTCAAGATTTGATGACGCAATTCTATAGAAAAGAAAACGTAAATACTTCTGACGCCAATCTTTATATTTTCGATATGATCCCGTTATCTGATTTTATATTTGGCGTTCGTTTGGAGAAACAAATATACAGAACGGAAAATTTACATAAATGGTATGATACTAACAGAACTTTACTTTCTAACGTAAAGGTATTACAATATGAAATTGTAGACTTAGATACAGAAATTGGAAAGACCCATTTTGAAGAAATCAATAGGAAGGCGATTGAAGAAGGTTATGAGGGTATAATGATCAAAGACCCCCAAGCTCCGTATGAATGTAAGAGGTCTACCGCTTGGTTAAAACTTAAACCTGTAATGACAGTAGACTTAGAAGTTATAGGGTTGGAAGAAGGGAAAGATAAATATGAAGGAATGTTGGGAGCATTAATCTGTAGAGGGTTTGACGGAAATAAAGAGATATTTGTGAATGTTGGGTCTGGGTTGACAGACGAAGAAAGAATCCAATATTGGAGCAATAAAACTCAAATCATCGGCAAAATTGCAGAAATTAAATGTGATGCAATAACTCAAAATCAAGAAGGAACTTATTCTTTAAGGTTTCCTAGGTTTGTAAGGTTGCGTGGGTTTTTGGTTGGTGAAAAAATTTAATAATAATGAGGTAAATTATGGAAATTAAAATTTCTAGAGAAGAATTATCAAAAAAGAAATTGTTCGTTGCTATGCCAATGTATGGCGGTATGTGTTGTGGTATGACAGCAAAATCTATGCTCGATTTGCAAGCGTTAATGGGTAATTATGGGGTAGAAGTCAAATTCAGTTTTCTATTTAATGAATCCCTTATTCAAAGGGCAAGAAATTATCTAACAGACGAATTTTATAATCGTTCTGATTGTACGCACCTCATGTTCATCGATGCTGATGTTGCGTTTAACCCTCAAGATATTGTAGCAATGCTTGCTTTAGATAAGGAAATTATTGGTGGTCCGTATCCAAAAAAGAGTATTGAATGGGGTCAACTACACAAAGCGATTAAAAAGAATCCAAACCTTCCTGTAGAAGAATATTCTAAGTTGACGGGTTCAATGGTATTTAATCCAGCAAAAGGTACTAATAAATTTTCTATTACAGAACCTTTATCGGTTTTAGAAACTGGAACAGGCTTTATGATGATTTCTAGAGAAGCTTTAAAGAAATTTGAAGACGCTTATCCGCAGCAAAAGTATCGTCCGGATCATGTGGGTCAAGCAAATTTTGATGGTTCTAGAGAAATTACTGCATTTTTCGATTGTCATATCGACGAAGATACTAAGAGATATTTGTCCGAAGATTATTATTTCTGTCAGCAATGTCGGAAAATTGGTATTGAAGTTTGGTTATGTCCTTGGATGAGTTTGTCTCATGTTGGAAGTTACATCTTCACTGGCAATCTCCCAGCCATTGCTCAAAATTTGGGCGAATTGTAATTTACTTTATTTGATATTAGTGGTATAATGGATAAAGAATACAATCATTATTATAAAAAAGTTCCATACGAATATATTGACGTTTATAGGGTTTTGGAACTTTTTGAAGTCGTCGATCCAGCAATTCAGCATGCTGTAAAGAAATTGTTGGTTGCTGGAAATCGAGGTCATAAAGATCTCCAAAAAGATGTTAAAGAAGCAATTGTTTCTTTAAACAGAAGAATAGAAATGTGGGAGGAAGAAACAGAAATTTCGTCAGTAGTATCTACAAGTGCTTACAAAAGCGTTGGTCGTTGAAATTTAAATTATGTATAGAGGTAAAAAATGAAATTATCTAATGAAACTTTAACTGTATTGAAGAACTTTTCGTCTATCAATACTGGTATTTTCTTTAAACAAGGAAGTATACTTTCTACGGTATCCCCGCAGAAAAATATTCTAGCTGATGCTCAAATATCAGAAACCATTCCTCAAGATTTTGGAATTTACGATTTGAATAACTTTCTTTCGGTTATTTCTCTTTTCAAAGATGGAGCGGAATTAGAATTTGATGATAAACATGTTGTTGTAAAGGGTGTTGGTGGTCGTTCTAAGGTCAAGTATCGCTTTACTGATCCTTCTATGATTGTTGTAGCTCCAGACAAAAGACCCAACTTGCCTTCGGTGGACGTTGAGTTTTCGTTTTCGGAAGAGGATTTTAATTGGATTCTTCGTTCTGCTAACGTCCTTGGTTCCCCTCATGTCGCTGTGGTTAGCGATGGAACTGTAGTGAGTTTGCTTACTTTTGATGCAAACGACGATTCTGCATCAACACAAAACTTAGAACTTAATGGCGTTGATTCTGGCGGCAAAAGTTTTAAGCTGATTTTTAAGACTGAAAACCTTAAAATGATGCCTGGAAACTACAACGTAGAAATTTCATCAAAGGGTATTGCGAAATTTAACGATCCTAATAAGGGTTTGGTATATTTTGTAACTTTGGAAACTTCTTCTTCTTACAATTAATTCGAGGGTATTATATTATGAGTACAACTATTGTTTCTGCTTTTGGGACATTTACTGAATCCGAATTAGATACTTTAAAGAAAGGTTTGCGCGAAATGAGCGACGTGATGACGATGCAAGAAGCACAAAGAGATACTATGAAGGAATTGATTAATCATCTTTATGAAGAATTGAAGATTCCAAAGAAGTTGATCCGCAAAATGGCAACAACGTATCATAAGAGAAATTACAGCGAAGTTATCGCAGAACAAGAAGAATTTGAAGCGTTATACGAAGGTATTGTGAAGAAAGTAGAAGATTTGGTTTAATCTTTTTTGAGAGTGAAATTTATATGATGAGTAACGAACAGTTTTTGTTTGTAGAAAAGTATCGCCCAACTAACATTGACGATTGTATTCTTCCTGATGGTATTAAGAAAACTTTCCAAACTTATGTGGATCGTAAAGAAATCCCCAACCTATTGTTGGTTGGGGGTGCTGGGACGGGTAAAACTACAGTAGCAAAAGCGTTGTGCAATGAAGTTGGTTGTGATTATTTGTTCATTAACGCTTCTGATGAAAATGGTATTGACACTCTTAGAAATAAGATATCCAATTACGCTTCTTCAGTTTCTCTTTCTGGTGGGCGTAAGGTAGTAATCTTAGACGAGTTTGATGCTGCAACAAATAACTTTCAATCTGCATTTAGAAATTTTTTAGAGACTTTTTCTAAGAATTGTACTTTTATTTTAACTTGTAATTACGCAAATAAGATTATCCAACCCATCCACTCAAGATGTGCTGTTGTTAATTTTGTAATCAATAAAACAGAAAAGAAAAAGTTAATTACACAATTCTTTAAACGTGTTTGTGAAATTTTAGATAACGAAAATGTTGCATACGATAAAGAATCTGTTGCTTCTTTTATCACAAAATGGTATCCTGATAACAGAAGGGTATTAAACGAACTACAAAGATATTCCGTAAATGGACAAATCGACGCGGGGATATTATCTCAAGTCGGAGAAATTCAACTAAAAGACCTAATTAAAAGTCTTAAAGAAAAGGATTTCGGTAAAGTTAGAGAATGGGTAGTCAATAACGTACATAACGATCCAGTTTCAATCTATAGAAAAATATATGATGGTATGTATGATTTTCTAAAGCCTCAATCCATCCCCCAAATGGTTTTGGTTATTGCGAAATATCAATATCAATCCGGTTTTTGTAGCGATCAAGAAATTAACCTTCTTGCGTTTATGGTAGAAGTTATGATGGAATGCGAGTTCATCTGAGATTTTTATTTCTTATGAACTTAGAAGATGGAATATAAATACTCATGCTGAGTCTCCTATGTTAAAGTTTAAGATTTAGAGTAGGTGGATACTGGTTATATCGCGACCTACATTTATTTATTTATTTATATATAATGAGAAAATAAAATGCAAAATAAAGATCTATTCAAAGAAATAATTCCTTCAATTCTTGAAAGTAAAGAATACCAATTGACAAATGAAGAAGACGAAAAGGTTTATTCGGGATTTATGGTGAATAAATCCCTTTCGGCGCATATAGACACAATTCTTTATGCTAACGAAATGAATAGGAGACATTTTTTAGATAAAAAGTTGCAATACGATTATCTATTTCATTCTATAAGAAAATATAAGAGGAAATATCAGAAATGGATGAAGTATAACGAGTCCAAAGATATACAATTAATTAAAGAGTATTATTCTTATTCTACCAAACAAGCAGAACAAGTTTTTCCGCTATTATCTAAATCTGATTTGGAGTATATTACAGAAAAGTTGGATAAAGGCGGAAGGTTCAAAAATAATAAATAATTCTACATATATCAATTTTGGAGAATTATTTTATGTCTATGGAATTATTTAAAGGGTATGGAGTTCCTGTAAAGTTATCTGATGAAGAATCTTTTCTAAAAGTTCGAGAAACTCTAACTAGAATAGGTATTGCATCAAGAAAAGAAAAAACTTTGTGGCAAAGTTGTCACATTTTACATAAACAGGGGTTTTATCATATTCTCCATTTTAAAGAACTTTTTATGTTGGATGGAAGAACTTCAGACATTTCTGAAACGGATATAGCTAGAAGGAATACTATAACTTTATTACTCCAAGATTGGGATTTAGTAAAAGTTATTGGTAACAGCATTATAGGCGATAAAGTTTTAGATATGAGCCAAATAAAAGTTTTGTCGCATAAAGAGAAATTTGATTGGAAGTTAGAACATAAATATTCTATAGGTTCTAGAAAAGTTAATTAGGTTATATAAATAAAAATGTTCGGGGCTTAAAGCGAATTAAAATAAAAGAAAGCGTATAATGTAACCGATCCATACGAAAAAGGGATGCTGGCGGCGGAACCAGCAATTGCTTTGCCTTCGGGGAAGCAAATTTTATTAACTCTTGCTTTTTTAAAAGGAGAAAACTATGACTTACGCATATGGTAAAAATATTCTTCCGATGACCGTTGGATTTGATCGGTTATTTTCAACAATGGAAGAAATGGACAAGCTTTTTGGTAACACAAAAGCGCCCTCTTATCCCCCTTATTCTATCCTAAAACTAGACGAATACAACTACGAAATACAAATTGCTGTAGCTGGTTTTTCTGCTGATGATATTGGGGTGGAAACTTCTCAAAATAAACTTATTGTTTTTGGTGTCGCTAAAAAACCAGAAGTAGAACCAGTATATTTACATCATGGTCTAGCAAATAGAGACTTCAAGCACGTTTATACATTAAGCGATTTGTCTGTTGTTCGTTCGGCAGATATTGTTAATGGAATTTTGAAGATTCAAATTGAAAATGTAATTCCAGAAGAAAAGAAACCAAAAAAAATTCCAATTGGATGTGACAAAACCCTTTTGATAGAAAAATCTAAATGATATTAAAGGGGGTTTTTAACCCCCTTTACTTTTTCTGATATTTTTATTATAATATATTTTTTGGAGGGTTTTATGTCGAAAATGAAAAGAAATCCAGCGCCTTTGGTAAAGGTGAAAAGTAAGATAAATTCCGACTTGTATTATACTTCTAAAGATTTTCCAGAAAAGGTTATTGATGGAAAGGTTTTTATTGGGGTGAAAAAATTACCTTCGGATAAAACTTTGCATTATATGCTGAAAGAAATGATGTCTAAAATTTCAAATGAGTGAGGTTAAAATGTCAAAATGTAAGTATTTGTATGTACGCAACGATTGGAAAAAGAGGGATATAACTATTGTTTCCGATTTGGTTGATAAAGAAGATAAAA